GTTCACGGCACGGGCCGCGCCATCAAAGCAGACAACATCGTCGTTTACTACAAGACCGGCTATAGCCAGATGCGGGCATCTGAAATCCAGCCGCTTCCGCGCGGCCTGAAGATGTTGAGCTTTGGCGACATGAAGGCCACCGGTCCAGCTCCGCGCAACTCATGGGAGAGCACGCCGCAAGTCTTTGAGTGCGAGAGCACGGGAGCCCGGGGCGACACCATCCCGGCTTGCCCGCCAAACTCCAAACTCTCGATGATCGTTCACTTCCCGCAGTGCTGGGACGGAAAGAACCTCGACAGCGCGGATCACAAAAGCCACCTGAGCGCCCGCGTGGGTGATGCCGGTGGCCGCTGCCCATCTTCGCATCCGGTAGCCATCCCTGAGATCACGTTTACCGTGCGCTGGGACACCGGCACCGCAGGGGCTGCTGGCTGGCGCTTGTCGTCTGACAACTACCCGTACAACGGCAGCAATGCAGGCTACTCGGTGCATGGCGACTGGTTCAACGGCTGGAACGAAGGTGTGTCCAACGCTTGGCATAACGGCTGCATCCGTGGCCTGAAAGACTGCAAAGCTCACCTGGTCGGCAACGGGCAGATGTTGTACTGATAGACCGCCGTGGCTACTCTTGTCCAATCAACACCAGTCGCTTCCGGATTTTACTCGGACGCCGTAGCGGCGTTCCCGTCTGCTATCACGGCAGGCAACACGATCATTGTGCTGGGCGGGTACGAAGACGGCAAGAACATTCAGCATAGAATACTATAACTCCATCTTTAAATGAAATTTAATCCTATCTCCCTCGCAGACAGCAACTTGACCGATCACGATTCTACCTACACAGTAGCAGCCACAAGCGGGACCGGTGTGACGTACCAGTGGCAGCGACGAAGCCCAACTTAGAAAGAACCTATGCCGCAGATCGTTCGAGACGGTGTAAGAGACACCACGACCACCACCGGAACAGGCGTCAAGACGCTGGCAAACATAGCGCCTCGCTTGTATCAAACGCTGGCCGAGGCTGGCGCTGTCAATGCAGACACCGCTTACCTTCGCATCGACCACGCCACGCTTGATGAGTGGGAGGTCGGCAACTACACCTACAACCCAACCGGGCACACCATCACGCGGGTTGGCTCACCGCTGTCAAGCAGCAACGCAGGCGCGGCGGTCAACTTCTCGGTTGGTCTGAAGGATGTTCGGCTTGTGGCCCCGGCAGCGCAACTTGACTTTGTTGACGTGGCCGCGCTCCCGAGCGCAGTGGTCGGCACAGATGATGTGCTGGTTTTCCGGGCAGGCGTGCCTTACCTGGCTGCAATGTCTGCGGTCAAAACCTACATCGATTTTGCGGGGGCTGCACCATCGGCATTTGTCTTGGGCAACTGGACGCTGACCGGTGGCGTCGAGTCACTGGTCTACAACATCACGGCGCTGCCATCGGACGGTGGATCGGCAATCACTGCGCTGGAGTACACGCTCAACGCAGGCGGCACCTGGACACCTTTCGCCGGCACCGGCACAGGCTCGCGCACGATCACGGGTCAGACGGCAACGCTCAAGACAACGCAGATCAGGGCAGTCAACGCGGTCGGAAACGGCGCGGCAAGCGATGTGAAGACAGCCACACCAACGGCGGTATCTTCGGGCCTTGCCATCGTGAACGTACCAGCTCCAACGGTTGTGAGCGGAACCCCGACACACCAGACATCAGCTTTTACCGCTGTGACATCTGGCAACGCTTTGCTGGTGACGGCATTTGGCTCAGAAAGCAGCGGCGCACCGACGATCACAGACAGCGGAGGCGGATCCTACACGCTACTGCATAGCTACTCTGCAGTGGGCGATGCTGCACAAAGGTTCTACGTCAGGGCCAATATCACCAATGCTCCGACATGGGTTCGGGCCACTTATGGATCAAACGCCAATGGTTTCATTGCCGCTATGGAGGTGTCTGGTGGCGGGTCGTCAATCACCGCCGATACAACGGGCGGCGTCAACGTATCTTCAGCGACCACAGCCTTTGGGAGTGCGTTCACTTCAACAGTTGCCAACACCATATTCATTGGCACGCACAACCTTTCAAACGGCTCTGTGCCGACCGGAACCGCGCCTATCACATCGGTTGGTCTGGACGGAAACTACGGCGGATACAGCCAAGGGCTGTTCCCGACAGCGGGGGCCAACACCACAGTCATCACGCTGGCAGATAGCAGGAACGGCCACAAGGCTTGGTGCGTCTTCAGGGCGGCATAAGCCATGAGCTTCTATCGGGTGCCTGGAAATTTCGGTGTTGTGTTGTCGTCGGCTGGGCTTCGCTCATTTTCTTTTGTGGAGGCTCCAACTCCGCCATTGGGAGGGCTAACGTCCGCACTAACAGCCGGCTATGTTGATTCGTCTGGCAATCGGCAGTGGGTGAGCGTGGTTGACAACGTGACAACTATCAGCGGAACCGCTCCTCTGTTTGTTGAGTTCTTTGGCGGGGATTCTGTGTCTGAGCAGTCGGACAGCAACACAACCGACGAAGCGTTCTGGAATCTTGGCTACCTGATGAACTACGGCGAGGGTCTTGGTGGCAACTGGTCTTTGTCGGGCCGGCCAAGAGACACGGATCGAGGCTTTCCGGTATTTGCCCACACATACACCACGGCAGGAACTCACTCGGCACGCCTTACATGCCGAGACTCCGCAGGCAATCAAGCCTTCATTCGCGTGAATGTCGTTGTGTCCGCGCCAGGAGCTGGGGTTGACATGACCACTGGCGTAATTCCGGCGTTTGCCAGCAGCACGGTTTACAACGCACCAGCGGGCGGCACCTGGGGAGACATTACGTCGCAGCTCAACGGGCTGCACAACGTCATCATTCGCAAGACTGGCGCGGGAGCCGACCCGGTGTTCGGCTCGGTTTCGCTTGACGGCAGAAATGAGCCAACCAGCGCGATTACCCGAACCCGTGGCGTTAGATTCTTGAACTGCGACGTAGCAAGTGTTACCTGGGGTAACGTTGGGTTTGACTATTGCGCTTTTGTGGGTGGTCGGGTGCGCCAGGTTGCGCCGGCACCAATGGAGTATTTCCGCGATCAAATCGCCGTGCTGAGTATGCCGGACCTGCAAGCATCAAACATCAGAATGGTGCGTGGCCTGATGTTGCAAGACACTGGTCAGATGGGTGATGAAAACGGTGACGCCTACGTGCTGATCGGTGAGATGCGAGGCCTTCACTTGAAAAACGTCAACTCAGTGAAAGGCACATCGACAAACCACAACATCCGTGGGATGTTCGCTTACAGCTCCTTCCGCCACATGCGCCTGAACAACACGGCAAGCAGCGTAAGCTACTTCAAATTTCAGGGCTGGGCGTGTACGGGTGGGGTCAACTTGCCAACGCTCAAGGGCACGCCTGACCCTTGGCGAGATGATGAGATGGTGATTGATTCAGTTACCCGCCGCCCGTTGGGACTGCCTTGTACGCGCGTGGCCGTAGTTGATTGCCAGCTTGGAGCTTCGGGGGGTGTGACGCCTGTTGCCAACGCGGGGTTTGGCCCTCAGAACAACGACCTTGAGCCAGCCGAGGGTGCAGAGCTTGCGGGTTTTGAATACTGCAACTGGATACAGACATCAACTTGGTACTCAATGGACTTTACCGGGCGGCACATCGGGCGGAGAGATTGCTTTCTGAATCTGGGTGCTGGCGATGCGGTTGGCGTGACGGCTGGCGTGAGTCATCCAAACCGAACGCCTGACGGCTGGGGCGGGCCATATTACACAACGGGCACAAGGCCAGAGGTGGTCGCATGAGCCTTGGCTTTGACACCGTAGGTGTTGAGTCGCTCGGAGGGCCGCTATCCGGGGAAGAATGGACCGACGGGCCCGTCGTTGACGAAGGCTCCAGCACCGGCGCGGTATTCACGACCTCCGGGGTTTACCGTGTTGCCACGTTCGCAGCCGGAGGCTCGTTGGTTGTCACCAATCCTGGCAACTTCGACTACCTGTTGGTGGCGGGTGGCGGAGCAGGGGGTCCAGCATACTTGGCCGGTGGCGGTGGCGCGGGCGGTGTTCGCAGGTTCAACGCCACCCCTGTTGCCGCCGCAACCCACACAATCGTCACCGGCATTGGCGGCGTCGTTCAGACGGGTGAATTCGACGATCGCGGTCCTTCCGACGGTGGCGCCTCTTCGGCCTTTGGGCAATCGGCGGCAGGCGGTGGCGCTGGCGGGGCACGAGATTGGAGCACCCTGGCAGGGCGTTCAGGCGGGTCTGGTGGTGGCGGGGGTGGGAGTGACGGTGGGACTAATGCTCCAGGCGCAGGCAATACTCCAAACCAAACGCCCCCTCAGGGATTTTCAGGGGGCGTAGGGGGCACAAGCGGCGGAGGCGGCGGCGGCGGCGGCGGCGGCGGCGCGAGTGAAGCAGGTGCACCCGGAGAACTAGATAGCACAGGGGGCCGTGGCGGCGATGGCGTTGAAGATGACATTACCGGCACGCTCACCCATTACGGCGGCGGCGGGGGCGGCGGCGGCGCATTCCCCGAAAATTCGCGCTTTCCAAGTTTGGGCGGCGGCGGTCGAGGCGGGGTTCAAGACAGTCCGGCGACAGAGGGCATAGCGGGCCTTGGCGGCGGCGGCGGCGGCAGCGATCAGAATAGTGCTTCGGGTAACGGCGGCTCCGGCATCGTCATCGTGCGGTGGAGTGCAGCACCCGCCTGGACCGACATTCCCGGTGCAACCAGCAGCAGCTACACCACGCCACCAACTGTTCTTGGGAACTCTGGCAAAAGATTTAGATTAGTAGTAACCAATGCAGCTGGAACCGTGGTCAGTAATGAAGCCGTTCTTACTGTTACCGCGCCTGTTGGTACTATCTTCAATGATTCTAATCTTGATTCCAACTCAACAGGCGATAACTACACCGCGAGTAGTATAAGAGTTGATTCTCTTCTTGAGGCTGGTTCGCTCACAGAAGTTGCTTCTGCTGTTGTGGTATTTGTTGGCTCCATTGCCGAAACAAACTCGACCCAAGATGCAAGTAGTAGCACTCTAACGACCAACGGATCTATAACCGAAACCGGTACTACCGCGGATAGCTTCTCGGTACAGGTTAATTTTGCAGGATCTTTGGCCGAGCCTCTCTTGGTAGCAGACACGGTTAGCCCACAAGGTTCATATGTTGCATCAAACACGGAAACCACCGGTGCGACCGACACTGTAACCACTGCTGTACTCTTCCCGGTTTCCCTGGCAGAAGCGATCAGCATCGTAGAATTCATGAATTCTACGATGCTGTATACGGATGAGATTCAGGAAGCAATTGCTTCCTCAGAGATCACCTCGGGATCGGCTAGTTTTGTTGGCACATTGGGCGAACCGCTTGTAAGTTCCGACACCAACTCTGTGATCGCTGTGATGGGCGCAGCTCTGAGTGAATCTCGCAGTGTTACCGACACGAATACACTCGCTGTTGTTTATGGTGCCTCTGTTCTTGAAACGACTGCGATCATTGATGGCAGTAGTATCGCTTCTGCATACTCAGAATCTCTCTCTGATAACACTTCTGTAGCCACCATTGAATCTACATTCAATATCTTCTCGGATGCTATATCTGAATCTCAAGTTCTCACGGAGAATCTGAGTACTATCTTCACGGGTCTTGCAGCTACATCCGAATCAATTTCTACCTCTGATATTGCTACTGCCACGACAACTGTCGCAGCATCGGTGATTGAATCAGCGGTTGCAACAGACGTGTTCTCGGGCAATCTGGTTTCAAACGCGACTGTATCCGAAACATCTACTATATCACATAGTGAAATTGGTACCGCTTCTTTTGCCGTCTCGGTCTCGGATTCTACTCCGATAGTTGATACGCATCCTACTCAGCTTGGTTATGTTGGATCCATTTTGGATACAACGATCACCTCTGCACTTGAAGTTGCTACTGCTACCACCGATGTGTTGGTGGGTGAGGTTACGTCATCCAGTACATCCGAAACCTACACCACGATCAATCCAGCTTCTATCTCTGAAGTAGTTGCTACATCCGACGAGGTTCGTGCATCCGAGGATGAACAGGTATCGGATATTGTATCAAGTGGAGATTCCTTCATCGCTGGTCTGGTTACTAGCTCGAACGTGGTGGAAAATCTGTTCACATCCGAACAAATCTCTGCAAGCGCCTCGTTTATTACCGAATTGTTCGAAGCTTCAACTCTATCATCCGGCGAGCAAGGCAACTACACCACTGATGCATCTCTCTCCGATACCATGGGTGTTGTTACCTACGACTACTCGGAAATTCAAACCGGTGATGCAGAACTGTTTGAAAATATGGTTCTCGATGATGTATATGTAGTCGAGTACACAGGAAATGTAGAACTACAGGAAACCACTGGTATCGCTGATGTTATTCGGTACACCACTGATATTCTCACAACCGACGGCCATATAAATACAAGTGCAGAAAGAAAAATCCGGATATCTTCTGGTACTGGCAAAAACTTCCGAGTTACCACCGGAAAAAGAACAATAACTATACGATAGAATCATGCTAAAAAATATAACACCGATCAATATTGATCTCTATGTGGATCAAGGTGATACCTACTACAAAGAGTTCAACATCTCTGACGGGATTTTGCCGGTGGATTTGACTGGGTATGTGTTTGAGCTTGATGTTAAGGAATACATCGGAACTGCTGTACTACCCCTATATTTTGTGGTTACTGCTCCAATACCAAGCGCTGGTGCCATCACGGTGACCGCCACCGCGATTGAGACCCAACTAATGTATCGACCAAGATACATCTACCGTCTTACAGCAAAGCTGCCAAATCCGGTTCAACCGCCAATTGCCATACCGCCGGCAATCCAACTTCCCCCAAATCCCCCGCTTGAATCTGTGGTTCTCATGTTCGGGCAAATTCAAGTGAGTAACTTCTGATGATCGATATTGCACAAACAGAGACCTACTCTGTTATTCGTCCCACCATCAAGACCGGTGATATTCTTGCTTGGTCGCATGGTAGTTGGAAATCATGGTATATGGCTCAGCTGAATCTGGTACGTATTGCGACCCGCTCGGAATTCAATCACGTCGGCGTGGCCTGGGTTGTCGGGGGTCGTGTTCTTGTTCTTGAGGCAATAGTTCCTAAGATTGTGGCAAATCCACTGTCGGATTTTCTCCCGTGTTATCATGTGCCCATGAATCTAGGCAATATCAATGATAAAATTATGGCCGAAAAACTTGGTGGTGACTACTCTAAGTGGGAAGCAATTCGAGGTTTCTTGAACGACAAGATGCTAGAGGAAAATACAAAGTGGCAATGTTCCAAGCATGTTCAGTGGATTCATATGCATAACAATCCCGAATGGGCCAATGTTAAGTCGACTCCATCGGCCGTCATCAAATTTGCTCTCGAAGAGCTTGGTGAACAACTTTATTTTGTGAAAAAGTTCTAACATGTCAATTTTCTCAGTACAAAAAGAAAAGACGGTAGATACAATAACATCTGCTTTATTCGATTCTGATCTAGTCTTGTTGAGAATTCTACTTGGTGTAGCAGAGTTCTTTTGGTTTGTTCTTTTGATCTGGCCCGGCACCGTCTTCGATCAACCTTACTATATAGAGATTCGTGAGATTATGTCTGAGGAAACCCTTGCTTTTGTCTTTCTTGGCATTAGCATTTTTCAATTTTACATTATTGCAACGGATAGATATCATACAACCATAGCGTCATTTTTCGCATTTATCAGCGCGATGATTTGGGCAATCATGATTCTAACAATATTTTTCTCAGTCACTCCACCACCAGCGCAAATTTCTGGTGAAATAGCCCTCACACTTGGGGCTTTATGGGTTTGGCTTCGCCCTATTATTCTCTACCATGGTATTCAAAGTGCAAGAAAAAAATCAGGACCATGAGAGTCGTATTTCTCTAGATGGGGAGTTTGATAAATTGAACACCCCGTCTAACAAAGATCTTCTCAATGTTATAACTCAGATCAATGAGCGTACGCGAGCCATTGAATCTACACTAAAGTCGCATGATTCCGCCTTTGTGATCAATGATCTAGGTACCCCAGATTATGACGGGCATCGGAAGTCTCACATCAAATTAGAAAATGAGGCTAATATCGTTGAAAATTACAAGAAAAATGTCTCCGAGGTGATCATAAAATGGGGTGTTGGCGCCTTGTTGTTGATTCTAGTAACGGGGCTTGGCGAGACTGTTAGGCAGTGGTTGGCAAACTAAGCCATATAAATAAAAGTAAAAGGCACTATGATCAACGAAACTTTTCTGAGAAAAGCTCAGGCTGCAATGATTATTGCAAACTCCCTGAAGTATACTCCGGGGAAAAATGAGACTCCGGCCGAAATTATTTCTCGGGCGATTGCTTCAAAGCCGAAGATGAATGATCAAGAATCTAAAATTGTTACCGATATGCTCCGACTCGCTGAATCCATTGAGGAAGATGATGATCTAACCGATGAGGAACTTAACAAACTCGCGGCCGAGGTGACTGACTGGGAGCACACCATCGAAGCATATGAGGGCGATGAGCTTTGTATCGTTGATCAAGATACAGATGAAGTACTCGAGGATGATCTTTCGGGTGATCTTAAGGAATCCGAAGAACTAAATGAAGTACTTTCTCGGGTCGAGCGAATTAAGGCTCGTATGCGTTTTGCCAGAACTTCAGGTAAAAGAGCTAGGGCAACCAAGCTCGCATTGAAACGACACAGTTCAAATACTAAGATCAATAAGCGGGCCAGAAAACTTGCAGTCAGTATTCTCAAGAGAAAGTTTGCCCGGGGGCAAGATATTTCTAAGATGGGGTTTGCGCAAAAAGCCCGCATCGAGAAAATGATTGAAGGCAAGGCCGCTCTTGTTGGCCGACTTGCCTTGAAGCTTACCAGCAGAATCCGCACCATCGAGAAAAATAGATTATCCCACAAATCGGTAACCAGAGAATAATATGACTGTAAAAAAACTAAAACACACCGGGCAACGAATAAACAGCGATGTAACCTACACCAATGTAAAGCATCATGGTGTAGACGGAAATGGTTCCGATGTTTATACAGGCACCCATCATAATGGCCACCAAACGGCTATAGTTGTTCATGGGGATAAGATGATCGCCACGGCAATTCACAGAACTGCTGATGCAGCTCATGATGCAGCCAAGAAGGCAGTCAGCACCAAGAAGAAAAGTTACTGGGATACACCGGGTGATTCTTGGTATAACCACCACGCTAGTGAAGGTAAGGTAGTAAAAGAATCCGAAGTTATTCGCAAAGGCAAAGACGGTCGTGTGATGATGTCGGCTGCAATGTTCTTGGATAAAGCCAGAGAGATTGCAAACAAAGATTCAAATAAGAAAAATAAAAAGAACATGGCGGGTGTTGATGATACTCACTTTGCAACCGCCCGTAAGGCAATTCTAAAATCAAAAGGTATCCAAGAGGAGAAAACAGTGAAGATTACATTCAAAGAATACAAGGAGATGCACGAGTCGGCCGAGGCCGAGATTGATGCGCAAATTGCCGAACTCACTTCCAAACTAGATGAAGCCGCGTTCGATTGGGGCAAAACCAAGCCAGATGTTTCTTGGCTCAATGGTAAGGGGAAAAGTACTACATCCCATGAACCTGGTGTTACTCGTCACGTGGGTACATACGGCTCAGAAACTCACCGGGCGCCCGATGAAAAATCTAAACCAATCGAGAAAAAGTCGGTTGGTCGTCCAGCAGGTGCCTATGGTGGCGCCTACAAAATTGATAAGGGTGCACGTGATTCCAAGGAATACAAGGATGCTCTCTCGGCAAAAGTTCGTGCGGCAAAAGCTCAAGGCTTTGAAGATCGCGCCTACTTCAAGGATATCATGAACAAATCGCTTCTGGCCCATGCAAAGAAACTTGCTGCAGCCGAGGCAAAAAAGTAATTGTTAAATAAATCAAACAAAGGAATTCAAAATGGCTCTCTTCACAAATAAAGACGCACAGGCAGGTCAACCAAAGAACATCAATGTCGGTCAAGTTACCGGTGTTCGTATCACGGGTACTATGACTGGCTATGTAGATGGATCGGCTCTTACTATTGGTGCCCCTCCAGGTGGTGGTGTTCAAGCAGTGGGTACAATCGTTGTTGTTGCCGGGCGTATCACTGGTATTGTTCTAACCAATCCAGGGGCTGGCTACACATCTGCTCCTACAGTGACTGCAGCGACGGGCACGGGCGCTACTCTGACTGCTACTGTTGCTAAAATCGAAGTACCCAACAATGAAGTGGTATTTGTCTCTAGAGAAGAAGCAGTTCTGGTTGGCAACAGACTCAAGGGCATCCATTCACCAGGCTGGTATCGTATCCAGGAAAAATTGCGCAATGATGGCACCATTACTTACAAGTCAGAGTGCTTGGTTGCCATGTCTGTTACTAACGCGGTTGCGGGTGACGCGAAGGGTGACGATCTGGTTGTTGGTGACGTGAACCTCGTGATCACAACCCAGCCAGCAAACCTCACCAAAACTCTGGCTCAAGCAGCAGCTGCTTCTACCTTCACGGTGGTCGCGACCGGTGGCTCTACATACCAGTGGCAAGTTCAAGCCGGGGGCACAGGCGCATATGCAAACTTGGCCAACAGTGGTGTTTACACGACCGCGACGACCGCTACTCTCAACATCTCTAACACCACTGGCTTGGGTGAAAATCGTTACCGCTGCGTTGTCGGGGCTGCCGCTGGTGCCGCTTCCACAACTTCACGCGGTGCAACTCTGACGCAAGCCACCGTATAAATTTAGCCCTATACTATGATCAAGTCTGAGTCTGAATTCTTGCACACCGCTCTCCATTCCTATAGTAATGTACAATGTGTCTCCCTGGAGGAATTCAACTCAGACATATCTAGGATTATGGGTGTTAAGAAGCTGATCGATAAGCTGGATGTAAATTCATCTCATCGGTTGGTTTTGAATAACTTGATCGTGCTCTTTAATGTGTTCGGAAGCAATGCAACTGAGCTGATCCTGTTCAAGATACCGGAAGAACAATATCCAGTTTTGTTCGTGTTTTTGCTGTATATTCATCGGCTACCCGATGAGATTATCAACCGATACGATGTGGAACTTGATCTAAAAACGATCGAACATATTAGGAAATTTTGATGGCTGCCTCAATACTAGACTCGATCGCTGCCCTTCGGGTGGCATATCTTTTGATCACACCGATTGAGAATACGGCTGCCTTCAAACTGGGTCTCCTTGATGCTGATGGCAAGACTATTCGTAAGGCCGAAACCTCGGAGGAAAAAAATTCCACCTCTATGCTGCATCGGCTCTGTTGGAATCTGAAGCGGATGATCGGCATCATCCCGGGCGGTAAAACCCGCATCGGGAGCCTGGCGGCAGCTTATCTACTCATGAAGGAAGCCGTTGAACAGGGCTGGAGCGAGGCCGAATTGAATGAGCAATGCTTGACCCACTTCAATGAACTATGTGAGGCCGAGTGCCCGGAACTGGATTCTCTCATTGAGGCTGTGTATCGGATGGATGAAGATGTTCCAGCAAATGCAACCGGCACTGCAGTCAGCACCAATGTTCCCCATGAGCGGCTGTTCACCATGCAACGTCGCAAGATGTGGAAAGTAATTACTTTACCTTGATAACTATAGTAGATTAATGAAAGGAAATTTTATGATTACACACACTTCGAGTGAATTTTTGATGAGCCCCACCAAAATGAGCAACCACGCTGAACCCGCGGCGGAAGTTACATCTTTCGTCACGATAACAGTAAAGGGTACTACAATCACCCTCACTATGCAAGAGGCTCGAGCCTTGGCCGCGGAGTTGAACAGGCACACCGCTACTGAAACTGCCCCTATCTTTAGGCCAAGGGATATTTTTACCGAGCCCGCTCGGTACACTCAGCCAAATTTCATGCAGCCCCGGGGCGCAGGTAATTGGATTCCAAATCCATATCCAGTAACATGCTAAGTTTTCTTGCCTCCTTCATCTCGTTCACCGACCAGGTGATCTATGCTCTGGTTACTCCGGGTATTGTGCTAGGCTTGGCGGCGATTGCCGCGAGTTTGTTTCTGCCCTCATTCGCGTACAAGATTCCCGCTATGGCCATCGGTATTGGCCTGGTTCTGTTCTTTACCTTCTACGCGGGCAAGGAAGTGGAAAATAGGAAACTGCAACTCGTGCTCACAGAGCAAGCTCTGGAGATTGCATCTCTCGAGGCAGCCGCGGCCAATATAACTACTGATACGGTCGTGATGTATGTGGATCGTGTGAAAACAGTGGAAAAGATTAAAACGGAGTTCAAAACAGTCTATGTCGATAAATTCATCACCCCGGAGATTGATGCTAAGTTTCCATTACCAAATGGTTTTGTAATTCTCCACGATTATGCAGTTAGAGTAGAGACACCGCCAGCACCAAACGATTCATCAAACCAGATAAGCTCAATTCCACTATCTTCGGCGACCGCCGTCATCACATCAAACTATCTAACGTGTAAAAAGACGGAAATTCAATTGGAATCTTTGCAAAATTGGATAAGGGATCAGCAGAGATTATATAATTCAGATAACTTATGATTAAAATTGTATCATTTATAACTATTATCCTACTCGTTGGCTGCTCCACGACACCGCAGCTCAGGGCATCCTTCCCCCAGCCACCGGAAGTGCTGATGCAACCGCCGGGCAAGCTTCAGGAGTTAAACTCTCTGGTGCCGCCAAAGTAATCGTGGATAACTATCTGGTATGCCACCAGACTGATGCTCAGCAAAAGCTATACGGAACGCCAGCAAAGTAGGCTAGAAGGCATTACGAACAGCAGCAGCAGCAACTACCGGAACCACCTAAAGGTATTATATCACGGTTCCTAGAAACCCAAAATAAACTGTTATCTTTCTGGTAGCAGTTTATTTTTTGCATTTAGAACCTGTGATATAATAGTGATATCACCTCCAATGGGCACCCACTATGAAAACTGAACCGAAAATCAAACCCCCAGTCGATCCAAAAAATCCAAGATACTATCTGGATAAGGATCAGATGCATGCTGCCCTGGTAGATTACAGGAAACAATGCAAGGAGGCCGAAGCCGCAGGTAAGGAAGTACCTGGCATTTCCAACTATCTCGGCGAATGTTTTCTCAACATCGCAAAGGGTGTGGCGATGAAATTCAACTTCCGGGGCTATAGTTTCGTGAATGAAATGATCGGTGACGGTGTGGTGGTCTGCCTAAAATATGTACGCTCGTTCGATCCGACTCGAATCAGTGAAAAAACTGGAAAGCCCACCTCGGCATTGAGTTACTTCACTCAGGCAATCCACTTTGCCTATATCAACCGGATCAATGTTGAGGCCAAGCAGACCCGTATCAAACGAGCCATGATCTACTCGGCCGATCTGGAATCATTCAGCACTCAAGATGAAGATGCGGGAGAGTTCCGACTCAATCTGACTGAATTTATTCAGAGCTTGGGTAAGGAAGAAGTTGAGGCCATGATATCCAAAAAACCTGAGAAGGCAGACAAAGCTGGCGGTCTAGACGACTTCATGTAATTATGATACCATTTGAAAAACTCGGCCCACAGCAGCTTATCTGGCTTAATATGATTCGAGATTTGATTGACGAAACTGAACTCCGCATGGACAGGAATGATGCCAATTCCCCACTCATAGATGATGAGCAGTTTTACTACCAGTTCGTTACTGGAGAAAGACCCCGAGAGAGTTAAGTAAGGATCTCTTGTTTTCTAAGCCATTGTGCAAAGTTGCCTTTGGAGATTATTCAAAGCACGCGGCTACACACCACAACGATCCTTTTTTTATCTTTCCTCTAACTTTAGAGGGACTAAAAAGACGCTTTGAGCATCTTGGCTATTACCGGGAACGGTAAGTTTATTTCCGTTTTTAAGAATCCGTGATATAATGGATCTAACTAGGAGAACTTTATTTTAATAGCAATTATCGGCGACACCCACTTTGGCTATAAGTCTGGTTCCAACCACTTTTCAAAGTTTCAGATCAAGTTCTTCGAGGAACTCTTGTTCCCCTACATGGAAGAACACGGAATCGATACGATTCTCCAAAGTGGGGATATGTGGGATAACAGAACACAGCTGACCCTGAAAACCTTTCACGCTATCAAGCCGGTCGTTTTCGATGAGATCGTGCGCCGAGGTTATACCATGCACACCATCGTGGGCAACCACGATATCACGCTCAGGGATTCTCTGCGGATGGATACATCCACTCTGTTGCTGCAAGAGTACATCCAATCTGGGCACGTGCATGTTCACAAGGAACCAAAGGCAGTCAAGTTCGGTTCCTGCACCATTGATATGCTACCCTGGATTTGCAGTGAGAACACCAAGGAGATTGCCAAGTTCATGAATCGAAAGACTATCGGTGATATATGCTTTGGCCATCTTGAGATTGCCGGGGCCATGATGCAACGAGGCATCCCGGGTCACGGTGGTTTCCCGATTACAGCATTCGGCCGGTACTCGTCGGTACTCTCGGGTCACTATCATACTCGTTCATTCCTGGACGGCAACAGAATCAACTATGTGGGGACACCATACGAAATGAACTGGGGCGACTCTGGCGACCAGCGTGGCTTCACTGTTTTGGATACCGAGACGCTCGAGTATACATTCGTACCCAACCCCTTCCTGATGTACATCAAGGTAAGGTACAAAGACGGTTGCTTCGTGAATCCGAAAAGCCTCACCGGCAAGTATGTTAAGCTGATCGTGGAGAGCAAGAAGAACCTGGTGGATTTTGATAACTTCGTGAACACACTGAAGATGTCTGATCCATACGATCTCACCATCATCGAGAACCAGCAAGATCTCACGGGTGGAGAGATTGATGAATCCATCGAGATTCATGATACCAACACCATCATCTCTCAGTATATCGACTGCCTCAATGTGTCTGTTGATAAAAATGCCGTCAAGCAATATGTACAAACCTTGTTTCTTGAAGCCTCTAACCGATGATCAATCTAAAATCTATCTCTATCAAAAACTTCCTTTCATACGGGAATGTTCCTACAGTCCTCAAGCTAGATGAATACCGCAACACGCTGATCGCATCAAGTTCGGGCTCGGGCAAGTCCGTATTTGTGGATGCCATCTGCTATGCACTCTATGGCAAGCCCTACCGGAACATCAAACTGGGCCAGATGATCAACTCGATCAATCTGAAGGGTATGCTGGTAACCATCGAGTTTAACATCGGTTCCATCGAGTACAAAGTTATCCGCGGCATGAAGCCCGGCGTCTTTCAGATTTACCAGGACGGCAAGCTGCTTGATCAAGAAGCAGCCACCCGCGACTACCAGGGCTTCTTGGAAACAGCCATTCTCAAGATCAACTACAAAACCTTCTGCCAAGTGGTTTTGATCGGCACCGCTGGATTCACCCCCTTCATGCAACTGCCCGCTGGCCAGCGCCGGGACGTGATCGAGGATGTTCTGGATATTGCCATCTTCTCGGAGATGAATGTGATCTTGAAACAACGTATTCTCGAGGTTCGAGATTCTCTTGTTGATGTGAACCACAAGCTCGAAAATGCCAAGAAGGATACTGCGAACCAAGTTAAGATCATCAAGCTCATGGAGGAACATCAGAACGATCGCATCGTATTGCTCGAGAGTGACAACTGTTTGTTGACGGAATCTATCCTGGGATATGAGGGAGAGATCGCCGCGAATGATCGGAAAATCGAAGAGCAACTCGCCAAAAAACAAAAACCGACTCTAGATAATTCTCGGGGGATGTTCGCACTCGAGGATGAAAAAAGCAGACTCGAGAAGAAACTGGAAACCGTGGATAGCATGGAATCCTGTCCAACCTGCTTGCAATGCGTCACCACAGCGCACAAGAAAACTACCAAGAAACAACTTGGTGACGATCTAAAGATTGTTCTCGGGAAACTTGTGAATGTATATGCCCATCAAGAATTATACCAGACCATTGATAGTGCTAACCGAGAAATAGATTCCGAGTGTGGTGGCATCCGGCAGAACACGATTTCTCTGCAATCTTTGATCCGACGGGATACAGCCACACTGGCAAAGAACCGGGATAGTATCTCCGACCTGAAGCAGAGCACCACGGGCATCAAGGATGAAAAAGCCAAGCTCAAGGGTTTTGCTGATAATGCATTGGCGTTGATCGATCGGAAAAATACTCTGCTTCAAGAGCGCTCGATCCAAGAAGTCGTGGCAGGTCTCCTCAAGGATTCTGGCATCAAGTCTGCAATCATCCGTGAGTACATTCCGATCCTCAACCGATTGATCAACAAGTACTTGGCTGAATTTGGCTTCTTTATCAACTTCACCCTGGATGAAAACTTCAATGAGAAAATTCTTTCACGAGGTCGCGATGAGTTTAGTTACAACTCCTTCTCGGAAGGCGAGAAAACTAAAATTGATCTTTCGATACTTTTCGCGTTCCGACAAATCACAGAATTGAAGAACTCGGCAAACTGTAACTTGTTGTTCCTCGATGAATGTGGAGATTCTCATCTTGACGTAACTTCAAAAGAAGCGTTCGTGAACATCCTCTCCCAACTGGAGAACGGTAACAACTTTGTGATCAGTCACAACGCACCCGATAATAGTATCTACGACCAGGTAATTAAGATAGAAAAGAAGAATGATTTTAGTTTGCTGGAGTATATTTAACTTTATCCCAGCGCAAAAAGCTACCACTATCCATAACTTTTCGATCGGATAGTCTGCATACAAGCATTATACTTTCAGAAAATTGAGACCGGCGACACTCACTTGGAGTACATCTAAGTTTTACTTTTATTCCTGGGTGTGATATAATAACCTATCTCAACCAGAAAGTTTATCATGACGATGCTTGTACACTACCCCTCGAAAAAAGTTCTCAAAGAATCCGTGGGCCAGACCCTGCGCTACGAGGAAACCAGCATGTTCGGCGCTGAATACAAAGCCGATGGTAAGATCACGGTCGCTGGCCGTCCCCATCTTTCTTCCATCGTGAAGCGCGAGTTCTTCGCCCAGGTTACCATGGCCAACGGCTTGATCGCAAAGGTGGAGTGATGATTGAAGCTAGCAAACTCGCTGCCGTGTATGTTCTTTCGTTGAATTCCGGGGAAATCAGCGGTGGTTCTGGTTTCCCATGATCGCGCCGAGCTCGAGGCATTCCGTGATACACGAGTAATCCGGCAACCTGGTTTGAATTTTCGATCGAAGAAGTCCCTATGTCGTGAGTGATCTGATCGCTAAGATCATGGGTGTCCGAATTTTACTTTTATTCTTGGGTGTGATATAATAACTTATCAACACAGGAAATATCATGAATGTACGTGAACTCAAGGAACTGCTCTCCGAATTCGACGATGAACTCGAGGTGCAATTTGCCTACAACTACGGCGACCACTGGCAGTCACGCGTGACTGCCAATGTCGGCTCGGCCTCGGTTGGCCACGTGAAGTACAGCGACTATCACAGCATGGATACGCTGAAACGTGGTCGAGATGATGAAGATGAAGATGAAGAGAACGAAACCACTCGTGAAGTTTTGATTCTGGAGTAAATATGCTAACCGATAATGAAATTGTACGCCTGAAAATTTTCTTGCTCCAGGCCGAGATGCTCGGCCAAGAAAATATCCCTCGCGAAGAAAAGGAATGGGTTCTTGAGATTACGCGCCGTGAACAGCTGCCAATCGACAAGGCAACTTTGGACGAGATTGAAGCCGAAGGCCTCGATATCACCGGTATTGTAGTGACCCCATGTATAAACTAACAGTCCTCGATATGATGGAGTTCGGTTCCAATTACGAGTGGTACGACGACACTGCTTACGTGGGTGAATCTATCAACAAGACCCAGGGCGTGATCATTACCCTGGATGTGAAACGCTATACAGCTCCACTCGATGAGTTCCAAATCTCCTATAAGGTAGAAAATCTTAATGCTTAATTACACAGACCTCTCCAAAGCCCAGAAACGTTGGGTCGATCTGGTTGAAGAGTGCTTCCCCGATGACGGCGACACTCTCAGCTTCAAACAGATTCAGGATATCCACGAGTACTTCACCTCGAGGCGCGCCGAGAATCCCAAGTTCAAAATCTCCAAGGCTCTCTGGCTCATCACCAACAATGCAGTCTCCCGGGGTACATACAAGTTCCCTAAAAGCACTGCATCGGACGTGGATGGACCGGTTGAGGTAAACGATGAACTTGAGACTCGCTATCGGGCTGAACTCGCTAAGCTTGATATCAAATACAAAAATGCAAAATAATGGAAACGAGTAAATTTATCCCTGGCCCATGGTTCATCTGGCAAGAAAAAGCCATGCAAGAAGAAGGTATGGAGGAGGATGAAATTCAAGCAGAGATGGAAGAAAATGAGGATTTTTCCATTATGGCTGGAACACCCGTCGGCCCTGTTTCTCGCGGCCGAATCGTGGGTTGCAAATCAGTCGTTTCTCTAGATTCATACGACTTTGATGATACGGATGGAGAAGGCCAAAAAATTGCCTTGGCCACTGCTCGCCTGATCGCTGCAGCCCCTACCCTACTCGAACAGGCAAAGCATAACAAAAAATGCCGGGATGCCGTTCTCGCCCTTCTACTCGAAGCTGGATATGATGATGATAGCAGTGCGTGTAATATCCTTGAGTGTATGAACTTTGACGGCATTGGCTTGGTTGAAAAATGAAAATCCTTCTTCTCATCCCGATCGTGCTCTTGGGCGCGTGTGATATTCCCCAGGCCAATCGTGTTCTAAACAAACAGGTCGGTGAGGCCCGTCATGCCGCCTTCGTGCAGTGCATGGAACTTGCAGCAAAAATCACCCGGCAATCCGACGACAACGTAGCCGAGGTGGTATCCGAATGTTCGACTCAAGCTGCCTATATAACTAACTACCTCTACAATGCTAATACCACAAAATAACGAGCTTCTTCCGGCTGATTGCGACGCTCGGAAAATCTTGCTAGATATCGTTCGGGCCACCGAGAAGGCTCATGGCATTGAATGAGCCGCTATAAAACATCCAAGCTCTTGAAAGAGGCCAGACAATACCTGGCTAAAACCGTTCGAGATTATACCGATATCTATGACGGCCGGCGTTTGAAGAAAAGATATCTGTGTAATGCTATTGAATTTGCTGCATTCCATCTAGACTATAACTCTGATTCGTTAGAGTATGACTGGATGAAACTGGCCGAAAAAGTAAATAAGCGCACCGCCAAATCTTTGAATCTCACCTGGAAGAAGGATTTTGTATACACTCTCGACGAGTGGATTTTCCAGGAAGTTCTCTATCCCAACGGCACGTGCATGGGTGTTTACTTTAATCATCACGATAAAGAGTACCGGGAGCTAATCCAGGCACACCGTGTAGCCTGGCTAGAAGCCTTGATCCTGGAACACAAAGCTCGGGGAGATTAAATTATTTTCGATTCTCAAGATCAGTGGTATAATAGGCTTATGACGACACCGATAGTCATACATTCATTGTTCGGTATATAGGAAATTCATCATGAAAACCTCGATGCAAACCAAGTTTGAGTCAAAAATGCTGGCCGGTGCAACTCTGACTGTTGCCCAACTGCAAAAAATGGGCTTCGCAAACCCAGCGGACGCGGCTTACAAGGCTCGCAACAAAGGCCTGAGTGTTCAGCGCTCGGTGAAGACGACTCGCGCGGGCGAAGTGTCTCAGTACAGCCTAGAAGCCTAAGGAGTAGGGGTATGGATACCGGTATTGGACGAAAGTTCGATGGTGACAAACCCCTGATGTCTCTTCTCCCGCCCCATGCTATGATTGCAGTCGGGCGGGTTCTTACTTTTGGCGCTAAAAAGTATGAAAGAGATAATTGGAAACGAGTGCCAGATGGCCATCAGCGCTATATGGATGCCATGATGCGCCACCTATTTGCTTATATGTCGGGTGAGATGGATGATCCTGAAACCGGAGAGAGCCACATGGCTCATCTTATGTGTTGCGCGGCATTTATCTTGGATGCGATCGAATCGGGCAATCCCCTCCCAGGTGGGGAAAAGATTATTTCCGTCTCCGAGAACCCGTGATATAATGAATCATCCCAGGCAATATTGCCATTTACAATGAAGGAAACCCCGTGAAAATCTCCAAAGAAACAATCTCAATTCTCAAGCACTTGAGTACCATCAATTCCAACATCATCCTCAAGCCAGGATCCGTTGTTTCCACTATCAGCCCTCAGAAAAATGTGGTCGCTGATATTGCAATCGCCGAGGTATTTGATACCGAGTTCGGCATCTATGATCTGTCGGAATTTCTGGGTGCCCTGAGCCTGTTCAATGATCCTGATATTATCTTCAAGAGTAAATTCGCTCTCATCTCGGAGAACGGCAATGCGATCAAGTACTACGCTGCAGATACCAGCATCCTAATTGCTCCCACGAAATCTGTGAAGTTCCCGACCCCAGATTTGGAATTCACCCTTTCTCAGGAAACTCTGGCGCTGGTTCTTCGTACCGCAGGTGTACTCCGCAGTTCGGATGTTTCCTTGGTGGCGGACGGTGAATCCCTTACCTTCGAAGTTGCAGACCTGAAGTCGGCCACATCGAACTCGTTCACTGTACCCCTGGGTGATACCGACCAGAACTTCCGCGCAAATTTTAAGACGGAAAATCTGAAGTTGATCCCTGGAGAGTATGAAGTCTCCATCTCTTCCAAGAAAATCAGCCGCTTCAAGCACACTAGCATCGATGCTGTTTTCTTCGCGGCCCTTGAGGCATCATCCACATTCGAGTAAAAACAACCCCGGCACCAGTCGGGTACTTTTATTTGTGGGTGTGATATAATGGGTGATCTAACTTTCAAGGATGATGATGAGCAGTGAAAAAGTATGGGCAGAAAAATACCGCCCCGTAAATGTTGAGGATTGCATTTTGCCCGAGGCCACCCTGAAGATGATTCAGAGTGCGATCGCTAAAGATGCAATCCAGCACCTGATCTTGTCGGGCCCACCGGGTACCGGCAAGACGAGTTTGTGCTATGCCGTGGCCCATGATATGGGTGCTGATCTATTGTATATCAACTGCGGCCTAAATAACTCGATTGATAACATTCGCAGTGACGTGGTCTCCTTCAGTAGCTCGGTCTCGCTCTCGGATAGCATCAAGATTGTTCTATTCGATGAGGCGGATTCTCTCTCGGCTCAGGCAATGAATTCGCTCAAGGGCGCAATCGAGGAATTTTCGAGTACCAGGTACTTCTTCACGACTAACTCTTTGGCCAAAATCATTCCCGCTATCCAGTCGCGGGCTTTGATGATCGACTTCTCCACGCCCTCTTCCGAAAAGCCAAAGCTGGCGGCAAAGATGTTCAAGAGGGTCTGCACGATTCTCAAGGCCAACAATGTAGAGTTCGACCAAGCCGCGGTCGCGCAAATCGTGAACAAGTTCTTCCCTGATTTCCGGAAAACTCTCAATGAATTGCAGAGATATTCGGCCAACGGCAAGATTGATTCTGGTATCCTGCTATCAGCATCCCGTGAAACATTCCGCGAGTTGCTGGCCTCAGTCAAGACCAAGGATTTCAAGGGTATGCGGAAATGGGTCGGTGAAAATGCGGACGTGGAAACACAACTTCTATTCCGAGACTTCTACGACAATTGCTTCGATTACTTCGAGCCCAATACAATCCCGCCTCTTATTTTGCTGATGGCGGATTACGGGGACAAGGCTACCCGTGCGGTCGATCAGCAGATCAACCTAACCGCGGCCCTCATCGAGATGGCTATGCTTGATCCGGTGAAGGATTAATATGGATTCAATCTTTATTACCGCTGCAGTTTTTACCGTACTTGGGTTTGGGTTTGGTTACTGGAGAGGCTTCGGGGCAGGTATTGCAGAAAACATGGTTGATCACGTCATTAAACTTCTCGAGGCCCTGCCATTAAATCTCGAACTCAATGAAGATGATGGGATGTTCTATGCACGGCTAATGGGAACCGGGGTGTTTGTGGGCCAGAGTAGAAATAAAAATGATCTTCTACAAATGGCTCGCCAGAAGTTCCCCAATCGTACTATAGTTTTTTCAATGAATCAGGAATCGGATGACTAAAACCATCACCCCATTTGAAGTTATCCAGGAACTAAGCTCTTCCCGGGAGTACAACTATACCCCTGAGATTGAGACTGCCTATGCCCCGTTTTTAACGAATCGGGGCTTTTCAAACTTCTACGACACCATCATGATCGCCAATGAGATGAACACTATGGCTGTATCAAAAGTTCCCAAGAAGTGGCAATTTGATTTCTACCATTTTGTAATCAGCCCAAAGAAAAAACGGTTCGCAGCCTGGGCCAAAAGTTCACCTTCAGCTGATATTATAACTGTGTCTGATTATTACAAATGTAGCAAGCAAATAGCAGAACAATATCTAAAGGTACTCACTCAGGAAGATATTAAGGAATTGGAAGCCAAAATGTTCAAGGGTGGTCGCTAAAATATTATTGTATAAATATGGAGTCCAATAACTATAACATAGGCCTTCATAATGAATACAATAAATCTTACCGACACTTTCCATTGGACCGAGGAGTGCATGCATGAGATTATCCTACCCGACCCAGATGCTTTTCTGAAGATTAAGGAAACACTCTCACGTATCGGTGTAGCCTCTAAACATGAAAAAACACTCTATCAGACTTGCCACATTCTGCATCGCAGGGGCAAGTACTATATCATGATGTTCAAAGAGCTTTTCCATCTGGATGGCAAACCTACTCACATAGAATACAATGATATCGCCCGTCGGAATACAATCACCGATCTTTTGGAGCAATGGGGTTTATGTACTATCGTGGCAAAGTCTGATCTTTTGGTTCCAGTATCCGCTGTGAAGATCATTCCGTTCTCACAGAAAAAATCTTGGAACTTGGTGGTCAAGTACACCGTTGGAAAAAAGTTCTAACCGTGAAAACAGACCACATCACCTCAATCGTTAAGTTTCCAACCTTCCGAAAGGGAGCTTGGTTCTTTTATGTTTCAATCACCAATCGCACGAATGTTCTTGTTTTCGCAAGCAAAATAAAGGATGATCACGACTTTATAATCCGATTTTTTGTGGATGAAAGTCTAGCCTATGAATGGGTGAAGCAGCTGACGGATTAAGTTATTTCCGTTCCCAAGTGGGCGTGATATAATGAATTATACTATGGAGGAAATGAATGAGCAACATATCATGGGCTCTCGACATCGAGACTCTCGACACAGAATCAACCGCTGTGATTCTTTCGATCGGCCTCGTGCCTTTCGCAACAAAAATCCCACTATCAATGCAGGAACTTCGCGAGAAATCCTTCTTCGTGAAGTTCGATGCCGTTCAACAACAGAAGCGCTATAACCGAACTGTATCCAAGGATACCCTTGACTGGTGGGCAACACAGCCACACGAAGCAAAGGTAAAATCTTTGATCCCCTCGGCGAATGATCTTTCCGCTGAAGATGGACTTTTCGAGCTCCAGGCATTTTTTCACAGCCGCGGCGGTAGCAGAAACTCTTTGATCTACACTCGCGGGAATTTTGATTCGATCATCACTGAATCTCTGTGTAAGGCAGTCGGTGTTAAGCCGCTGGTTCCGTACTACGGCTTTTTGGATATTCGCACCTTCATTCATTGCATGTATCCAAAATCCGAACGAGGCTACGTGCCGATTGATACTAAAATCTGCCCCGACTATGATGAAACACTTCTGGTTGCCCACGAGCCCGTGGATGATTGTGTTCGTGATATTTGCATGATGTTGGCGGGCCAATTTGATGAGTAAAAAATTCTACACCAATATCGCAAAATACGGGAACACCATTCTCGTTAGGGAAGTGGTGGACGGGATTGCGTCGAACCGTAAGGCTGCATGGAACCCTACTTACTACATGAAGGATGCCAACTCGGATTCTGGCCTAAAATCTTTGTACGGTGATCCGGTTAAGGTAGTGCAACCTGGCAACATGCGTGATTCTCGGGACTGGTGTAAAAAGTATGCCGATGTTTCTGGCTTCGAAGTTTATGGCCAGCAAAACGAGGTTCTCCAGTACGCCAATGAATACGACTTCCATGGCTGGGATTTTGCTCACATCCTCACTTACTCGGTTGATATCGAGACTTCTGCCGCGCCCGATGGCAGCTTCCCAGACCCAAAGTACGCACTTGGAAACATCCAGCTGATTACAGTCCAAGACATCCACACGAAGCGCTGCTTTACCTGGGGTGTGAAAGATTACGTGCCCACTGGCAAGCACAAAGCTGAAACCGTATACACCATTTGCAAGGACGAAAAGTCGTTGATGAAGTTGTTCCTGGCTTTCTGGGAGCAGAGACATCCCGACATCATCACAGGCTGGAACGTTGACGGCTTCGATGTGCCATACT